TACTTTTTTTATTTCCTTTAATACTTTTTGTCTTTGATCTGGTGAAAGAAGTTTACCTTCTCCATAAGGAGAATAAATTCTATCCCCTTCTTTTTTAAGTCTTTCAATTATTTCAAGATTAAAATCGGGATTATTTTCCACAACATTCAACATAGTAGATCTTAAATCACTTTTAAATTCTTTATCAGTTGCATATTTACTTTCATCTAGTTTAGAAGCTTTAGTACTTCCTTTCCACGGTCCCTCGATAACGTTGCTTTCTAATTCAACCTTGTCTCCTGGTCTAGCAGTGATACCTAATTTTTTTGATATTTCATCCCAACCTTCATCTCCTTCAGAAATAACTTTAAATACGCTATCCATAGTGTCATCTTGCTTGTAAGCTGGATCAGTTGTATCTACTGCAGTTTTCCAATCCATTTTGTTATACGCTTCAGGATAATTTCTTTTCAACGCATCTAAATATGCTTTTTTATTTTCTGCGTTTTGAACAATAGCGTTCATTGTATTTTTTGCTTTATCAGCGTCACTCATTCCTTTTATATTAGAATAAAAATGATCATCACCTTTAAAAATATTTATACTGTCTTGTGCATCTTCAGCATGGGCTATTAATTCTACTTCGTCCATGTAATCTAACGCGTTCTTCGGTCCGTCAACCTTGATTGGTTTAATATTATTAGCTTTCATCCAATCTTCCATTGCAGTTGGACCTATAAAAGTATGATCGTCTTTAAACATGTCCGCTTCAAAGACTTCGTCAAATTTATCAAATATTTTATCCCCAAAATGATATCTCCAGATTCTTGGTGGATCAGGAGCAAACATATCGGCCCCACCCCAGTGGTATTTGCCTTCTTTTAAGCCTTTATAGATTTCATCATCAAGTTTAATGATTCCCGCTTCGTGGAGCTTGGCTAATTGGTAAGATAGACCTCTATACATGTCAGATCTTCCTTCATAAGCTCTACCATGCCACAATTTTTTAAATTTTTTTTCTCTTGCGGCTTTTTCCGCAGCTTCTTTCTTAGCAATGTTTTCAGGTTTCATTTCATCAGCTAATTTTTTTAATTCTTTTATTTTATCTTCAAGTGATCCCATAATTCCGGTATCACCAACAAAATTTTCTTGGCCCTGAGTCTTCATAACCTTAGCAATATCTTTTCCATCTTTTCTTAGGACATCTGCTGACTTAATGTTGTTAGTTCTTAACATCTTAAGAATTCCAACGTTATATTCTAAATTTTTTAATTGTTCTCTTCCTAATTTAATTCCTTCATCATCAATCTTCTTCAAGACTTTCATGATGTCATCAAAAATATCTTTCTCATAAGTTTTAAAAAGATAATACTGTCTATCTCTAGTCATGCCTTTATTAGCAAGACTATATTGTGTTTCATTTATCGGATTTCTAAAACGAATTCCAATTGCTGGAAGATCACCAATATCTTTACGAGTTAGGAGTTTTAAAACTCCTTCCTTGTCTTTATTGCCTCTTAAATATTTGTTGATAAGTTTTAGTAACTCATCCCAACTGCCTTTAGCCATAATACTGCCTTTTTATACCAGGAAGTTTTTCTTCAACATAATCCTCAGGGTGTTGAATCAATCCACCTTGCCTGAACCTCATAACTGCTTGTGTTGTACTGTCCACAAGGTCGTCATGATCCCCATGTGGAAACGCTGCGCATTCCTCGATCACTTCTTCTGCAAACTTTTGAGTGGGCGCCCATATCGTTCCGCTCTCAAATAGCGGTGCGACCGAGTTAACACGTACATGTTTATCATTTCCTTTGCTCGGTGTAAAGTTTACAACAGGAATATCCATCTGTCTTAATTCATAGGTTAATGGCAATCCAGCGGCCTTAGATTCGATTAAAACTGTCTCTGGATCCCAATATTTGTACGCTGCAAGGGCTCTTCTACGCAATTCTGGGAACTCCCAACGCCCTTTAATTGCGTCTAAAAGCATCAATGCTTGTTTTGGTTCGTTCGGATCGGGCCTAAATATGCCCCAAGTCGTAATTGCACTATAATCCGCGGTTTCTTTTTTTAAATATGCTGTATCATACGACTGAATTACGTGTTCTAACGGTGGAACCCAGTCTCTATCCCATTTTTGCCACCATTCTCGCTTAATTAAGGCCCCTTCTTCCGATGTTGGACGTTGCATCCACTGTGCATTCCATTTTCCAACCGGTAATGTCGCTTTTACCTTCTCTAATTCATCAATATTCCAATATTGAGGCCAAACTGGCTTTGCATTTTTAGTGTCATCGTCCAAAATTGCCGGAAATTCTACAACCTCCCACTGATCAGACTTAACTTCACCCTGATTTTTTAATAAAATTCCAGTTAAGTCCTTTGTTGACCACCTTGTCATAACTAAAATTATTTTTCCACCTGGTTGAAGCCTTTGACGTGGTCCTGAAGTGTACCATTCGTACGCATTTTCCATTGCAGATTCGGATAACGCATCTTGTTCCGAGTGTGGATCGTCAATAATCAATAAATCAGCTCCACGGCCCGTGATTGCTCCTCCAACACCAGCGGCGAAATATTCACCACCCTGGGCTGTCTCCCAACGGCCCGCGGCTTTTGAGTCTTCTTGTAATTTTGTTTGAAAAATTTTTGCGTATTCCGCAGAATCAATTAAATGTTTTGCTTTTCTACCAAAACGAATTGCAAGTTCTCCAGTGTGTGTCGCTTGAATAATTTTTAATTTTGGTTGACGGCCCACCATCCACGCTGGAAGCAAGAAAGAGGCAAATTCAGATTTAGTATGCCTCGGTGGCATATTAACAATTAACCTACTTATCTCGCCTGTGGCTAATTTATTAAATTTTTTTGCAATGTGCCTGTGATGGGGCCCCTCAATAAATTCGGGCCATACGCACTTAACAAAAGATAGAAAATCGTCTTTAGCTTTGTTCTGTATCTTTTTTTCAGCATGCATGACCTGATATCGTCTGAATTGCTTCCGGACATCTGCAGGTAACTTGCTAATATCTATATTATTCAAGTCCATGGTACCAAAATGTTTTTAGCATGATTAACTGTCTAAATCAAGGCATAAAGTAAAAAGCAGTGGGACCCCTTTTCTTTTTTCGGGGGTTGGGGTATCGATTATATATAAGATTGAAGTTTCAAGCGGGTCCTACTTATTAAATGGATAGGCGAGTCAATCGACTCGCCTATCATGACACACTAATGAAGTTTATTGTTCTTCCTGTCCTTTACTAGTTCTTTTATCTCTTCTGTCTGTGGGTGCGTCCACATTAAGTCATGAACCATATCCATATTTGATAGCAATATAATATGAGCCATTTCTTCTTGCGTAAAGTTAGAGTTCTTACAATCTCTTAAGATTTGTATTCGTCTAGCAAACGCAGTCTTGTCTTCTTCCTTACTTGCTTGATATAAGAATGCAACAGCATTTAATATCTTTGGTTGAAGATAGCTTGGCAATCCCTCGAACAATTCATTTAGTTTATCTAAAAGAATTAATCTATCTTTATTACTTGGCTTTGTCATTTTTATACTCCAAGTTAAAAGTTTTATTTACTTGATTAGCAGTATAATTACTACCCATCATAAAACCTAACCACAACAAACTCTTTTCGTTTGGTATGTGTCGGTTAATATACTCTATAACTTCCTCTTGTGTTTCAAAAGTAATTACAAAGTTATTTGTTTCTAGTTTTATACTCATTGTGTCCTTTCGTTTAAGTCATAGTTTCTATCATTATATTGTTCCTCGGTCAATGGTCTTTCTTCCTTGGTTACTTTATTCACATATCTAAAATTAGACCTAGTATCATCTCGCCAACCATAATCATAGTCTTTATACCACGCGTTTTCTGGTCCTAAAATTTTAGGTTGCGTTATTCTTCCAAAATGGTCCAAAGCCATTTCGCCGAACTTTAAAAACCAATCGCGTTCGCATACTGTTGAGCATGCATTTCCACCTAAATAATAAAAATGACTTCTTCTTCTAGTTTGATTTGTCTTATGTCCTTTCGGTCCTCTTATCCTATCTTGGGTGTAATAAGTATGACATTGTGGTCCTTGGCAATATTTTAATGTGCTCATATCATCATTCCTATTTTTAATAAAGTTAATAAAATTACAACAAATGCAATGTTATAAAAAGCTAGTTCCCAACTCATTTAATCCACCACATTTCTGTTGCTTGTCGCCAACCGTCTGCGTCCAAATCCCAATAGGTAAAACATTTAATTCCATTTTTATCTATTTTAGTTTTTGAACCCTCTCGATTGTCGCCATTTCTAGTAATCATCTTACCATATTTTTTTGCATAGTAAGTAATCTTAAAAGTTATTGTGTTTTTGTTTTCTTCTGTCATTGTGTCCTTTCTATTTATGTGTGGGATTATAACACGAAATCCCACACATTGTCAATCTATTAATTACTCATAGATTTGGCTAGATTTTGCTCGTATAATAATCTCGCCTTTATTTTATCCTCTCTACTGATATCTTTATTTTTCATGCCCTTAATCCTATCAGCAAGATTTTTGGGATTATAAATAGTTAATCCAGTTGAATTAACTCTTATAATTTCTGCGTCATTGACCGACAATCCAAGTTCGGTGCAAAGTTCAATAGCTTCATCTAAATAACGATAACCTTTTAAACCGATTTTAATTTCTTTCATTTGATTTAAAATGCTCTCAATCCATTTTTGATGAGCCATTATTAATTGACCTTTTGCTTGTTGCCATTGAATAAAAGTTTCAAAATTTTCTCTTGATACTTTTATCTGTCTATCACGACAATACTCACGACCAATCAAATCTAGTTCATAATCCTTATCCCACTCGGCAGAATAACTTGTAAGATTATCACTATTATAACTACTATTCATACCAAGATATTTGTCATTTGCGTCTTGATATTTTTGTTCGTGAGGATTTCTGTCTTTGCCTAACATTTCAATATTGATATCTGGGTTGCAATTTTCTTGTGCTTTAAGTTCATCACGAAAATAAGCATAAGCAAAATTTCTTCCACTATCATCAAGATTTGGTTTATGTCCCTCTCTTTCTTGTCTATCAATACCATTTATATCGCCACCAATTTTAAAGTCAAAGTGTTTAGTTTCATACTTATCATCTTCATCAATGACTTCGCCATTTTCGTCAATTCTCTCTTTAGTTTTCATATAACCAAAGTGAAAACAACTATCTTTTGCGATTGTATTAACATTAGGATATTTGTCTTGCAAATATTGTGCCATTTCAACATCTTCTTTTGGATATTGTTTTTCAACACATTGTTTTGCAAGTTCCCAAGTCTTATCTTGTATGTTTTTAAAATTAGCTTTTAAATTGTCATACTTTCTTTTTTCTTGGGTGTCCTCTTGTTCAAGATGAATACGCATACGATTTGCAATCTTATTTCTGTATTCTGTATTCAATCTTATTCTATGTTGTTTTTGCATATTGTCCTTTCTATTATTTAACATAATTATTTTCTTTTACACCTTGACAATAGGATAGTCAAGTATTAAATATGATTAATCGAAATAAAAAAACAATAGTTTATTTTATTAGATTGAGCAGGTTTCTGGTAGCTGATAGAAGTAGCGAAAGCCAAAATATTAAGTTATACCAGAACCAGAGCTCTTGGGCTCTATTACTGTCTTAAGGCACATGCAACCGAGATGGGAAGAGGGCCCTTGGGACTTTTTGGCGCCTGGAAATTTCTGGGCTATATTATAGGTCGCGAGCCCCGACGGGCTGGGCCAGTAGGGATGCATACCGGAAACCCCGCCTATGAGCCAGGTCCTGAAGAATTAAATGGACAATAAAAGAAAAAAGAATAAAGTATTAAAATGACAAAAAAGAAAATATTAGATGGATATTATATAGATGGTAAAGGAAATATCTTTGAATTATACAAAGATGACCGCGGTTATATTACACAAAAGAAAATGAAAAATACAACTTTTGTGATTACTGAAAAAAAGAAATATAAAAAATGATAAGTGCTGTAGCCCCTCCAGGCATGCCTATAGAGCGTGGTATGACAGCCTCCAGGGTCCAAGGACCGGTCAACCTTGGTCCTGGGAATATGAACCAGTTTAGAATGATTCTAATTAAAAAAAATAATATAAATAAGCTCCAAGCAGCAGGCGGCGGCCCGGCCCTGAGCTACAAGCAACAAGCAAAAAGAATTTAGTTGACGTGTAACTGGTGAGATGATAACTTGAGTCATGAAAGGAAAAAATATGAAAACAATTAAATATAATAATAAAATAATAAAACTACCTTTTGAAAGCGCAGACTATGGAGATGAGCCTTTAAAAGAAATTGAAGTTAAGAACAGGTTCAGTGGTCAAGCGTGCACAATGCCAGCCTTTGCTGTCGCAGTGTATGACGTTATCATGGGCTCTGAAATGTTCCAAGATTGGGACTCTCACAGGAAGGGTCTTGATTGGTTTAGAAAATATTTCCCTGCTCAATACATGGTGGTTCTAGACTGATGGCCAGGATAAGATCCAAACATAGTAATTTATTAAATTACTTTATACACGACCGCCGGGACCTGAGCCCGGCGTACGTGGCCAGCTGTGAGAAATTTTTTAAAGAAATAAGCCTCAAGCGCCAAGCTCCAAGCAACAGGCGCCATAATGTTGCCACAATTAAATGTTATAAATAAAACAGAAAGGAAAAACAAATATGAGTACAAGAAGTAATATAGCAATAGAAGACCCAAAGACAAAAAAGGTGAAAGTTATCTATGTCCATAGTGATGGTTATCCCTATGGCGTTGGTAAATGCCTGGTTGATCATTACAACCATTATGATTTAGCCAAACAACTATTTACAGAAGGAGACGCCAGTTACTTAGGCGATACTTTTGCAGAGTGTAGTTTTTATGGTCGAGACTGGGACAGGAAAGAAGAGCCAGCCCGAACTTACAGGGATGAGTGGATGTATATGTATAATATGAGAGGTGACTGTCATATTGAATATATTTATATATTCAAAGATAATAAATGGCACGTTTCAACTTCTCAATATATTCCTGCAGAAAAACTAAAAAACTCTTATGATGGTGGTATTTGGTACCACTCTAAATTTGAGCCTGTGATTATGAACAAGGAATATATTAAATACAAAGACAAACACGAGAAACATGCAGAAGTTAAGATGATCTCTAAAATTGGAGACATGTTAATGAAAAAGTTCTCAAAAGATGATGTTGTAGTTCAGGGTGGAAGTGCTAAGAAAGCAAACTAACAAACAGGACCGGGCGGAAATGGACATTGCCAGCCGCCCTGGCCTCAAGCAACGTGACTCAACAGGAGGTGTACCGGGTAAAGCTGACATCTCAGTCACAAGCCACAAGCAGCAAGCAACGAGCAGCAAGCAACAGGCGCCTTAAAATTGACACAATTAAATGATATAGAAGAGAGATAGAAAGGAATATATGTTAGTAAAAGAAGCACAAAAAATAGTAGGCGGTTTAAGTAAGCCGGGCAAGATGCCTGGTCCCGCAATCAACCTGCCGGCCTGGGCCTGCAAGACTGGCGCCAAGCTGGCCAAGGTCCCCGGCACACCTTGCTTTGGGTGTTATGCCCTAAAGCTCAGATACGTATGGCCCAATTCAATAAAAGCAATGAATAGGAGACTGGCAGCGCTGGCCAACCCGCAATGGGTCCAGGCAATGACAACGCTGGTGAAGCGCGCGCGCTGGTTCAGGTGGCACGACTCCGGCGACGTCCAGAGCTCGGACCATATGAATAATATCTTGACAGTAGCAAAAAATTCTCCTAATACGAAGCACTGGATGCCAACACAGGAACGTCAGTTCCTGCCGGACCGCGCAGCTGTACCAGACAATATGATTATAAGATTAAGCTCAAGCAAAGTTGACGCCGGACCTTCTCAGGCCTGGCCGTGGACGAGCTCAGTAACAACGGACCCCGCACAGGTGACATGTCCGGCCTCTAAGCAAGGCAACAAATGCAGAGACTGTAGAGCCTGCTGGGACCGGGACGTGGCTCACATCGTATATCCTAAACACTAGACTCATGACTCACTGCTGGCGACACCCCAAATATTATCAAGAACTAAGAAAGATCCGAGCTTCAAGCTTCAAGCAGCAAGCCTCAAGCCCCAAGCAACAAGCTTCAAGCACCGGGGATCCCGACCCTACCGACCCTAAACTAAAACCAGAACCTAGTTTAAGTTCAGGTTCTCAAAAGCCTCAAGCAACAAGCTCCAAGCATCAAGCTTCAAGCCACAAGCGTTAATACCTTGAGCTTCAAGCTCAAGGACCTTGTTCCCTGGAACAAGTTTCAGGCACCTCTGACCGAGGGGCCTGATAAGGATGAATGAGTTCTTAGGATGTTTCACATGGAAGGAAATTTGGTGTGGACTCAGGCGTACCTTTTTACCCTTCGTTACTTTTAATTCCACTGTAAAAAAGTGGCCAGAAGTATTGTAGCCCAATAGATCAGGAGTACCGAGACCACTAAGGTTTTCAAGCCTAGTCCAACTAATTTGTGGAAGATGTTTACGCAAATCTTGATATAATTTTCGCTCGGGCGCCATTTCATTTTTGAGGTAATCCTGTCGTTCTAAAGAATGATTTTCGGAGCTTCTTTAGCAGGAAATAATACAACACGCAAGGGTTCTTTAGAACCAATTATGTTATTGTGTTGTACCTCAATTTTTTTTATCTCAGCAATTTGATTGTTGTGTAGGTGGACATATATCTTCGCATCTCTGATGTTGTTTCCTTTCTTACCATCGGTAAACTCACCTAATATATTTTGCAAATCTTTTATAAACATTATTTACCAGCTTCTCTTAACCTGTTAGTAAGCGTAGCATTATCATCAGCTAATATCTGGTTATCTCTTTTTAAATCTCTATTCTCAGATTCTAAAACTTCTATTCTTTTTGTTAAATCTCCATCGCCTCTATCATCAGTCTCACGAGTCTCATGAGTCTCACGATTCTCATTCTCATTCTCATAAGTCATATCTGTACCATGATCTTTTAAATTTTTATATGTACGCTTGTCTTCAAACTTATCAGGATCACCCATAACTATGTCTTTAAATCCTTTAAGTCTTACATTTTCTTCAACCTGCTCAGACAATTGCATTTTTAATTTATGTATTTCTTTTTTCAATTCATCAACTATAATAGACATAATTGACTTTTACCTTAAATTACTTTAATAGTCAACTTATGGGAGTACCAAAAAGATTAACTGAAATGCAGAAGCGATTCGCTGAATACCTAGTGTTCAATGAAGGCAAGACTACTGCTAGAGAAGCAGCGATAGCTGCTGGGTATAGCAAAGATAGAGCTAGTGTTGAAGCAAGTGAATTACAGAATCCTAAACTATCACCACTGGTGGTTAAATACATTGGAGAATTGAGAGAAGAGAATCAAAAGAAATACGCAATAGATTTTGAAAGACATATAGCTGAACTAGCTAAAATAAGAGATACTGCAATTAAAAAAGGAAGCTTTTCATCTGCTGTTAATGCAGAAGTAAATAGAGGAAAGGCGGCAGGATTATATATTGAACAAAAAATAATTAAAACAGGTAAACTTGAAGACATGACTGAACAAGAACTCGAAGCTAAAATGAAACAAATTATGAGTGATTATGCACCTATATTAGATTCTAAACCTATAGAAGAAATTAAAAAAGAAGTTAAGGCAATGCCTAAACCTAAAGATACTGAAGGATTAAATACTATTAAGAAAGTTTCACCAACTTCTTCACACAAGCAGTCGGAATCATAGTCCTGTCTCCAAACGTAAACTCATTAGTGTCTGAATCTTTATCATAAGATGCAAACAACTTAATTGCGTCCTTGTCTTTTGAATATAACCAACCTTCATTCACAGGATATGCCAATTTCATTTTATTAAAACCTTTTTCATCAGCCCAGCCCGAGTCACTTAAAATATCAATCCATTCAACTCTAACTCTTTGATATGGAATATTATCTGTTTGAGCAACCTCTACGCTTTTTCTTCTTACTCTTGGTTTTCTTTTTTTTGGTTTTCTTTTTGGCATTTAAATGTGAATTGTGTTTTCGATTGAACGCAAGCATCCAATTCTCTTCGTTTTTTCCCATATGCACATAACCCAGCCCCTATATAGCATATGAAAACTTTTAAGACAATCCAAATATGCAATTCGCGCGCGTGTATTGTGTAAAAAAGTAGAAAAAGTAAGTAAAAAGTAAGGTACTTTTGCTAGTAATATCAATGGTTTAAGACCATTCCTTACTATTCTACCTTTTTTTGAAGTGATTTGTTTTTTCATAGTCATAAAAGTTTTCATATACATATATGTACATATAGTGTGACATAAATGCCACACTATATGGATGACTAATGAGCCGATAGCAGATGGCGTATTGTGAGAAAGGGGTGAAACCGTCACACCATCTACTTTGTACGCTGTCGGCACAGCGCGAAAGGACTGACGGGCCCCAACTTGTAATGAATTATGCACCATTAAAGAAATCTTCAGGACTTACATGTACTTTTGCCTGCTCCTTCTCATCACGTTGCATTTCATAATATTGGTCTAATCGTTTCAAGAATGCGTGTCTCCATTTACGCATTTCATGGTCTTGAAACCTGAATTCTTGTAAATATAGGTCAGGAGTACATACCAATATAACTCCTTGCCTAATGCTTGAACCATACATTTGGTCATGTGCCATAGCATATGCCGCAACCTGTAGGTAGTAATCTTCTATCCACTCTACTTTCTTTGGTCTATTCGCTTGCTTAAAGTCAACAATAGTTTCCATATCATTATGGACACAAACTAAATCTGTACTACCTGCGTATAATCCTGTATAATGTACTGTAACTTCCGAGCCAAAATACTCTGTGACCGGAGTTAACCCAGTGTCAATAATTTTTTGAGCCATCGGTTTAGCCTCTTGCCCAATAGGTGTAAGGTCATCATACCCTTCTCCGATGACATGTTTCTCCAAGAACTTATGCATGGCAGTCCCTCGCTTCGAAGAATGATTCTTGATTTCTTCTGCTCTTTCACTGCCGACCCTTTTTATCCATGCGTCTAAGTACTCTTGTTTCTTTGTCTTTGCAAGTATTGTAGTGACACTTGGCATTCTCATACCTGAAACTTCATAGACCCGCGATCCGTGGTCCGTTATCTGTGTACCTTGTCTATAGGTATATTTATTACTTTTTTTCATACTCGTTCCTTCCTATTCTTTAAAGATTGTTTATAGGATTCTTTTAATTCATCCTGTTCTTTTTTTCCAAAAATTTCATCATATCTTTTTCTATACTTATCCGTGGAAACCCTTGATATTCCATCCCATTTTCGACCTTTGTCTTTCTTATTACTCATAGATATTTCTCCTTAAAGTATTTATAAAAAGTCTTATCACTAAAGTATAAGGCAATATTTTCCGCTGGAACTTTATCATTATTAATATCCTCGGCCAATGAATCATATTCATAATTATCTACTTTCACTTTCATTTTTTTATACATCTTCGACAACGTAATTAAAAATCTTTTCTTCTTTTCCTTTTCCATCTACTTTTACAAAAGGATTAACTTCTTTATATTCTACGTGAGTACAACCACTAGTGAAGACGATCAATGTGATCGTAAAAAGCATAAGGGTTATACTGATCTGTTGCCAGTTGTTCATCTACTTCTATCTCTCCTTCCGATTTACATTTCTTACATTGTATAATCGAATTTTTAGTTAAAGCCCATCTCCATATACTGAAAATAGGAGTTTTCTTTTTTAAATAACCATTCCCATTACATTTGGGACAAATCATTTTATGTTTTATTTTCTTTTTGGTAAGTTTGGATTCCATCTCATCTCCTCTTCAAATTTCTTTTGTGCTAAAAAGAAGTTTGTACCTTCTTTAATACTATTAAAAAAATTTTTTCTCAATTGTATTTTTACATATAATCTTCTTATTATGTAATCAGCGTCTTTTCCAGCTAGATGACAAACAAGTTGAAAGTCTTCGTTGTCTTTATCTAACCATTCCAATGCTTCACGTGCTTCCTTGTAATCATTCTGATAGAATGCATCGTGTACAGCCCTTTCCAGTACCGCTACCCATAATAGTTGACACCAGTTAGTTTCTTGTGGGTCTATTAAAGGTAGAGTCTGTGAGTTTAAAAAACCATCACTCATGTTTTTTCCCCGATAGTTTACCATTTAAACGTTTCTTTTCTTTAGTAGCTAACGTTTCAACAGTTTTACTGACGGAGAGTTTAACACCGGGTATTTGTGCCTTTGATATAGCAATCAAGTCATTATACACCTTGTGAGTGACGGATATGTTACGATATTTAGTTATATCTGTCATGTTTCTTCTCCTTGGTTAATTCATTTACTTTAGTTTCTAAAAGTGATACTTTTGCCTTTAACTTAATAAAATCTTTTATAAGATTTGTAAGCAGTGAGATCAATTTCTTACTTTCCATAATTCTTTTTATAGGATAATTTAATAGGATTGTCAATGATAAAGCTAACAGTTTTTTTATGCTCTTTATATGCGAGCACATGTTTACCCCCACACACGTTTGAGGATGTATATTCAGATAATTTTTCATGTATGTTGGATGGATATCAGAAATCATTTGATAAAATGGTTGAGTTAGGTGCTGAAGAAGTTAATAAACAAGGGTTATATATCAGGTTTATATGCCATAGAGGCGAACTACCTGAAGAAAATACAGATTCATCACAAACATAATTGACATTGTGGCAAAATTTTGTTAACATTGTGTTCTTCTCACCTTTTGTTCCCGTTGTCTCTGTTGTCCCTCTTCAGAGAGCGGGACTTTTGGCATAGTCTAAAATTAGTTTCCCATCTAAATGGTCCATTTCATGTAATACAACTCTACATGGTAAATGATAAAAAGTTTTAAATTGTTTTTTCCCGTGTCTACATATCCATTCAAGATTAACTGAAATAGATCTACTTACTTTTACTTCATGACCAGGGCAAGATAGACAACCTTCAGTGTCACCCATCTTAATATTATTTTTTGTTTTAATAACTGGATTAATAAATACTTGTGGTTTGTCTCTTTCATTACTTACATCCATAACAAATATTCTTCGGTTATAACCTATTTGATTTGCAGCAAGACCAACACCATTATTCTCGTACATTGTTTTAATCATATTCTCTATTAATTCTTCATTGTCTGGACTAATAGGAATATCTATGTCGTGAGTACTCTCTCTTAAAAATACATGTGGTTGTTTTACTATCTCCATATACACCCATAAAAATCACCACTACCATCATTCATCATATGTGTATTGATAGGGTAGTCAGCGTAAGTTGTTAGTTTTATTCTTAATATCTCACAGAGATCTGCATATCTAATTGTTTCTTCAAACAGCATTAGATTTTTTAACATCTCTTTAGTTACTGGAACTAAATGATACATACCATCTGTGAGAATTATTAAGTCCATTAAACAGTAGTATTATACTTTCTACCATTTCTGATAAAATGTATTACATCCTTCTGTTTTTTATTAATGTATTTGATAGTACCGCTCCACTTGGGTTCCGCGGTAATCAAAGACTTCAATAATTTTTTATAAGACATTGCTTCTTTATCTTCAGATTCAGCTCCATCTTTTGTTATTTTAAATTTATACTTCATACTTTCTATTCTGTATATATAGGAATTTAAATGATGTTTGTCAACCCTTCTTCCTCTTTTTTTGTTGGCGTTTTTCTTGTTTATTTCTGCGCTTTTTATGACGTTTAGGCCGTTTTTTAGGCTTTTCTCTTACAACAATTTCTTTAAACTTTATTTTCGCCATGGCTCACAGGTACATATTTAACTGAGCCATTTATATGTTGTCTTACTAATTCTCTACAATTAAAACATGTGTATAGTCCTTTTCTAAAACTAATCATTGATACATAGAATTCACAGTGTGGACACACACCATAACCTAAATTCAAATCCTTACCAGTATGCATCCGACCAATCTGCTTTATGATAGTGCTTAATTTGGTCTGCCTTTTTCTTTTTGTTGTATTTCTTTTTGTTTTTGATTTTCCTTTGGCGAAAGATTTTGAACTGCAATAGTTTCGCAATAGGATTTTTAGCCATTTTATCATTATTCTAAAATTAACTTCTTAATAGACTTTTCACCCATGTATATCTCGGTTTCAGCTTTACTCTTAATACATTTATAAGTTACATTTGGAGTGTACTGTCTTTCCGCGTGGCGTTTACCACGTAAACATTGGGCCATTCCATCTGGCTGTATTCTATGCTCCTTAATTTCTGCTCCTATAAACATAATTAGGGCGACCACTGTCTCTATCATTGATGACCTCCGTTTGTATATTTCATCTCTCTAGATGCATCTTTTAATTTTTCTATATCAGTTAAAACTTTGTCCATTTGTTTTGTTAAAAATTCTATATATCCGTGGTCTTATAAAGATCCTCGATCATCATAAATTGTTCGCTATCTGCGGGAAGCGAACCAAGTTGGCCCCGCGGCCATTTGATTCTAAACTCTGTGTTCTCAATTAAATCTTTTGACATTAATTCTACTTCAGTTTGAAGTCTGTTTTGCGTCTCAATAATACCGAAGTATGCCCAAGTTCCAATCGCGACCATCGCGATCAGTGAGGCTACCGTCTTCATCGGCATTTGTACTGCTGCTTCTTCAGAAATTTTTAAAGGTTTACCCATTAGTTATAACTATATCCTGTATTGCCTTGATCTAATTTTTTAAATAAATCTTCGTGTTGTTTCATAATCTCTTCATCCATTTCAAACATTTCTTCAAGTTTTTCATCTATCATTCTTACTTCAAATTCTAATTGTTCAACTTGTTTTTCAAGTACTGCTTGATTTGTAGAGAGTTCAAATGTTCTAGATAGCGACCAGCCTCCTAATGCAATTAAGAGTCCAACTAACATAGTTAAAATTTTTTCCATCATGGCTTTAAAAGTATATATTCTTTAACTTCATTTTTCAATGATGTGTGTTGAGCCGGTTTAACACAAAAAGCCAATAAACACATCAATATTATAAGTATTCCTGTGAATGTATAATTCATGTCTCATTTAATCCTACTTTTTTCTATGCACAACCACAACTAATGCAGGCGCAATCAGGTCTTAAACAATCTAGACCTCTTTTTTGACGTAAGCAATGGCATTCGTGATTACAGTATTTGCAACCCTTAGGTTTTTTCCAACTAAATAACCAGCCAATAAACTTATTCCATAAGTTTTTCATTGTAAACCCTTTCTTAGAATGATTTTAAACTAGAATGGCGCCGACAATAACACCAATAACAAAGCCAATAATATATTCTCTATATAATAAAGACCATTGTTTAAGTTTGTCTATTATTTTATTCATTTTATATTCCCCCAGTTAGTGCCGCATTCATAATCTATTTTATTAGGAACTTCAAGTGATACAGCACCTTCCATTATTTGTTTTATTTTGTCCGCCATTATATCAGATTCTACTGATATATCCAACTCATCATGTACTTGAATATGTGGTATAATACCTTCTTTATATAGCTCTAACATAGCTTTTTTGGTCATATCTGCTGCTGAGCCTTGTATTAATCTATTTAATGCTTTGTATGTATAGGCACGTTTAATCCCCGGTCCGTGTTCCCTGAGTGCTTCTTCATGACTCAAAGCTTTATGTATCCCGAATTGAGAAGGTTCCCATAAAGGAAAACGACACGCTCTTCCTAGCAATGTACGGATTCGTCCAGCATCCTGCGCTCTATACATTACGTTATCCATTAATTGTTTAACGAATGGTACTCTGTGATGATACTTCTTAAATAGTTCTTCAGCTTTATCTTTAGATACACCTAGTTCTGCTTGTAATTTATTTTTTCCCATACCATAGAACAGACCAAGGTTAATTGTTTTAGCTTGGGTTCTAGGTATCTCGGCCATGTCAGCCACAATACTATGGAAATCTGCATCTCCTTCTTTATATGCATCAACTACTTCATTCACTCCATATAGTCCTTGAAGCGCTGCGTAGTGTACAACTAATCTAGGTTCCTGTTGTGAGTAGTCAAAGACTCCCCACTTACAACCTTCTTCAGGTATAAATAAAGACCTAATAGCAGGTCCGAGTTCCTTGTTTCGTGCTGGAATCTGCTGTAAATTTGGGTTAGAATAACTAAATCTACCTGTTACTGTACCTCCATTATCGGATCTAAGCTGATTTATTTCAGAATATATCCTTCCATTATGTGAATGTTTTAGTATAGTGTCTATAAAAGTGGTATGGGCTTTATTAATTTCACGAGCCCGGGCAATCAGTTTCACAAGTGGGTGGGCGTGATTCTGTAAAAAATTTTTAGTAAATGATGGAGAATTTGTTTTATCGGTGCGGTCAAATGGTAGGCGAAGTTTGTCAAAAACTTGAGCAATACTGCGTGCGGCCCATATTTGGACATCTACTGATGTTTCTTTTTTTACTTTTAATAGGCATTCTTTTTCTTCTTCAAGTAATTTTTCTTTTAGTTGGTGAGCTCCTTGAATATCTACTCGTACTCCTAAAAAACGCATATCAACGAGGCAAGGAAATAAGTCAGTCTCTAAAGAAAAAATAGATTTTAAATCTTGATTAATTATTTCTTGTTTTAAATACTTCCATAACTCTAAAGTTATCTCAGCATCTTTTTCTGCGTAGGCTCCAACATACATAGCAGGTAATTTATACATCTCTGCTTTTGGATCTACTCCCCAGTCTTTTGCAGCTTCATATAGTGCAGCTTCGTCTTTACCTGTTCCAATATATTCTCTTGAACAAGAATTTAAATCATATCTTCTTCTGTTTTCATCTACTAATGCTGTTGCTATCATTGTATCTACAATTGGACCATTGATTTCAAGTCCTTCAGCTCTTAACCAACATACATCATACATTGCATTATGAAATATTTTAGTAGCATCGCTCTTTAGAATGGTTCTAAAGTAATTAAAAACTTTTGCTTTATCCATATTACCACCACCTTCATGGGCAACTGGATAGTAAGCAGACCATCCTTCTACAGCTACCGCTATACCTGTAATACATCCACGTTTAGCTACGGAACCTGAACCCATCTTAATTAGGTCTGGGTCTTTTGTTTCCAAGTCAATTGCTATCTCTTTATATTTAGATAGGTCTGGAAAGTCTTCCGGTGGTAGCCATTCTGTTTGTGGTTTAAAAAGTGGTTGTTGTATCATTTAATAATTCCCCATGTGTTAGTGGTTGGTTTTTGAGAGACCCCGCTGGTTACTGCTTGGGGGTTTTGGCCAGAACTCTCAGGATAATCTCTATCAATAGCCATATCAATGTAATGCTTAGCTTTTAATAAATCTTGTTTCTGATTTTTTTGTTTATGTCTACATAAATATTTAATTGCATTCCCTTCAGCAAAAGGAATATTATTTCTATTTATAAATTCGGATGGTTGAATAACCATAGATTGATAATGAGTACCACCTACTTGCTTTTTATATATATCACTCATTGTGTAACCTCCATGATTTCAATTCCTAATTGTTTCTGAGTTTCAGTCAAAACTCTATTGATTTTCTTAGCTTTTTTCCATGTTGCTTTTGTTTTTAAACGATATGATGGAGTCTTTACGTCTATCAATTTAATTTCTCCTGTAGGAGTGACAGCTACTAAATCAAATGGACACTGTGGGTCCACTGCTTTAGCAACATGATAACCTTTACCTAAAAGGTCTACTATCATTTTATGTTCTCCTATTGAACCTTTAATAGATTTAGGACTACTCATATTCTATATCCTTTATAACTATCTTTAGGTCTTATAATATGTAATGTTTCTTTAGTTCTTGTTGCTCCAACATAAAACAATCTTTCTTCATCATCAGGATTATTTTCGTAACCCTTCATTGTGTTTTCTGTTAGATCAGTTAACAAGACAACATTATCTGCCTCACCACCTTTAGCTCCATGTATTGTTGATAAATTAATTCTAGGATCTTTGTTTAACTTCTCGCCATTGTTTTTCATTGATCTAATATATTCTACTCTTCTGTATGGTGCATCATCAAAAGCTTCGTACCAAACTTTATCAGTTTTTAAACCATGCTTATTCTTTAATGCATCTATACCATAAAAAGATTCTTTTGCCATCCCTAA